ATGCCGACATCGTCTGGTCGGGCGTGTTCAGCGGCGCCGATGCGGTGCTGCGGGCGCGCGAGCTCGACCTGATGCGCGCCACCGGGGGCGTGTGGCCGCTGACCTGGGGCAGCTTCTTCTATTCCGTGGTGGTGGCGCGGTTCGACGCGGACTATTCGCGCGAGAACTGGATCCCGTATCGCATCGCCTGCACCGTGCTGCGCGACGAGGCGAGTGCGGTGGTGGAGGAAGGGCTGTCGCTGGCCGCCGGGGTGCTGGGTGATGTCGGTGTGGCGGCGGGGCTGTTCGATCTGGGCGCGGCGGTGGGGCTGATGGCGGCGCCGTCGGCGTTGCGGCCGGGCACGGTGGACCAGGCGCGGGCGCGGGCGTCGCTGCGCGAGCGCGAGGTGGCGCTGGACGGCGAGATGGCGGCCGGCGGGGCGCGGTTGCGCGCGGTGGATGCCGGCTCGCCCGCGGGGGTTCGCGCGGCGGAGGCCGAGGCGGCGGCGCTGGCCCGGCTGGCGCAGGCGCGCGGGCCGCTGGGGCGGGCGCGGGCGGGGCTTGAGGCGCTCGGCTTGTAGCTGTTCCGGGACGATTGGGGAGATTTCATGCGCACGATCATGCAATCCGGCGGCACGCTGTTCCATGTGGCGGCGGCCGAACTGGGCGATGCGACGCAGTGGCTGCGCATCGCCCGGCTGAACGGGCTGGATGACCCGTTGCTGACCGGCGTGGTGACGCTGAAGCTGCCGGCGCGCGATGCGCTGGCGGGAGGCGGCATTGCCGAGCAGTGACATGTTGCGCCAGCCGCGCCTGCTGGTGACCGCCAACGGGGCGGCGGTGGCCGATGCCGTCTCAGCCCGGGTGACCAGCAACAACCATTACGCGGCCGACCGGTTCGCCCTGGCCGTGGCACTCGGCAATTCCGGCGGTGCCGCCTGGGCTTCTACGGATGCGCTGGAGGTGGAGATCAGCGTGGCGCTGGGTGCCGCCGGCGGCTTCGTGCCGCTGGTGCGCGGCGAGGTGGACCAGTTGGAGGTGGACCCGGTGCGCGGCCTGGCGTTCCTGCGCGGGCGCGACCTGACGGCGCGCCTGATCGAGGCGCGCACCCAGGAGAGCTTCGCCAACCGTACCGCCAGCGAAATAGCGGTGCTGCTCGCCGGGCGGCGTGGCCTGGGCGCGGACGTGCAGGCCACCACCACCCCGGTGGGCCGCTACTGGCAGTTGCAGCGCGATCGCATCACGCTCGACCAGTTCAGCCGGGCCAGCACCGAATGGGACCTGCTGGTGACGCTGGCGGCCCTGGAAGGGTTCGATGTGTGGGTGGCGGGCGGCACGCTGCACTTCCGCCCGGCGCGCGAGGCGGCGGGACCCGGCTTCGTGCTGCGTGCGGTGGCCGGCGCCGGCGGGGCGGCAAACGTGACCGCGCTGCGGCTGGAACGGTCGCTCACCCTGGCGCGCGATATCGAGGTGGTGGTGAAAAGCTGGAATGCCCGCCAGCAGAATGCCTTCGTGCGCACCGCACGGGCAGCGCGCCGGCGCGAGTCCGGCCGGGTCGGCGAGGTGCAGCGCTATGTCTACGTGGTGCCGAACCTGACGCCCGAGGAGGCCCTGCAACTGGCACAGCGCCGCCTGGTGGAACTGACGCGCCATGAACGAGCAATCGTCGCCGAAATGCCGGGCGAACTGGCGATGACGCCGCGCATGGCCGTGCGGGTGCAAAGCGGGCTCAGCGGATTCGACCAGGAATACTGGATCGACGAAGTGGAACGAACCCTGCACGTGGCGCGCGGGTTCACCCAGGTGGTCCGGGCACGCAACGCCAGCGCGGGGCAGTAGAGGGCGTTATCGGAGAGAGGAAGGCGAGGGTTCCACCCTCGACCCGCCGGGGCCTGAGGCCCCGGACCCCCAATTATTGGACCCCCAATCATTGGATTCCAGAGGCTTCGCCTTTGGTGGGGTCCAGGTCCGACGCGCGCCTTCGCGCGACGGGAAACGCCCCTGGCCTTGCCTTGGCGCATTCTGCTCGTGGAGACCACATGGATCGTTTTATGAACGTGATGAAAGCGCATGCTGCGGCGCTGGATCGTGGGCAGGGGCAGGCGCGGTTTGGCGTGGTCGCCAGCACTGATCCGGCCAGGTATGCCGTGCGGGTTCGTCTGCAGCCCGAGGGGGTATTGTCGGGGTGGCTGCCGGTGCTGTCGCCGTGGATCGGGGCGGGGTGGGGGGTGTTCTGCCCGCCGGCGCCGGGCGACCAGGTGCTGGTTGTGGCCCAGGAGGGCGAGGCCGAGCATGGCGTGGTGGTCGGCGCCTGTTTCTCCGACCGGCGACCGGCGCCGGAGGGGGCGGTGGGCGAGCTGGTGCTGCGCCACGCCACCGGCACCACGTTGCGCTTGGCCAATGACGGCACGGTGCGGATTGTCGGCACGGTGCACGTGCAGGGCGACCTGCATGTGACCGGCCAGCTGCACGACAGCCACGGCGCGCTTGATACGTTGCGGCAGCATTACAACCAGCATACCCATCCCGGCGACTCCGATACGTTGCCCTGGCCACAGGACTGAGCAATGCCAGATCTTGCGCATGAATTCGGTGCCGACCTGCAGGCCGGGCCGACGGGCGACCTTGCCCTGGCCGATGGGGCGGCGCTTGGCCGCCAGCGGGTGCTGCGGCGGCTGTTGACCAATCCTGGCGACTACATCTGGCACCCGACTTATGGCGCGGGGCTGGCGCGCTTCGTCGGCCAGCCGGCCTCGGCCTCGCGCATTCGCGCGGTGGTGCGCAGCCAGATCTTCCGCGAGGCGGCGGTGGCGCGCAGCCCCGAGCCGGTGGTGGAGGTGCGGGCGGGCGACGACGGGCGGGTGTTCGTGAGCATCCGCTACGCCGATGCCGACAGCGGTGCCACGCAGAGCCTGTCCTTTCCCGTGGGAGATGCATGATGCAGCTGAAACTTCTCGATTTTGCGTCGCTCGTGGCGCGGGCGTCCGCGGCGGTGCAAGGTGCCTCCAAGTTGCTGGTGGATTTGTCGGTGGGCTCTACCCTGCGGGCGATCCTGGAGGCGAATGCCTCGCTGGCGTTGTGGATGCAGTGGCTGATCCTGCAGGTGCAGAAGATGACGCGGGCGGCGACCAGCGACGGGGCGGACCTGGACAGTTGGGTGGCGGATTTCGGCCTGGCGCGGCTGCCCGCGGTGCCGGCGGTGGGCCAGGTGCGGTTCGCGCGCTTCACCCCCACCGAGGTGGCACTGGTGCCGGTGGGCACGCTGGTGCGCACGGCGGACGCGCAGCAGGGCTTTCGCGTGCAGGCCGATCCCGCCCATCCGGCGTGGGATGGTTCGCAGGCGGGCTATGTGATCGGCGCGGGCGTGGCCGGGGTGGTGGTGAAGGTGGCGGCGGTGGCGCCGGGGTCGGCGGGCAATGTGCAGCCCGGCGCGGTGAGCCTGATCGCCGATGCGCTGGCCGGGGTGGATACGGTGGCCAACGATGCGGCGCTGCAGGGCGGGCTGGATGCGGAGGGCGACGATGCGCTGCGCGTGCGCTTCCGCGACTACCTGGCCAGCCGCAGCCGGGCGACGCGCGTGGCGGTGGGCCATGCCGTGGCCTCGCTGCGCCAGGGGCTGCGCTACACGATCACCGAGACCCCGGGGACCGGCGGTTTCGTGGTGACGGTGGATGACGGCAGCGGCGCGCCGTCGGCGGGGCTGCTGTCGGACGCGGCGGACGCGATCGACGCGGTGCGGCCGCTGGCCACCAGCTTCGTGGTGCAGCCGCCGGTGGTGAACCTGGTGAATGTGAGCCTGGCCATCGCCACCGCGGCGGGGGCGGTGCATGGCGAGGTGGCGGCGATGGTGCAGCTTGCGGTGTCGTCGCACCTGAACGCGATGGATATCGGAGCGGATCTGTCATGGTCGCGCATCGCCCAGCTCGCCTACGACGCCTCGCCGCTGGTGACCAACGTGTCGGCGGTGCTGGTGAACGGGGCCGTGGGCGACCTGTCGCCGGGCGCGGCGGGGGTGATCCGGGCGGGCAGCGTGATCGTGAGCTAGGCGAGGCAGGAACAGGTTCTTTTTGAAAAAAGAACCAAAAACTTCTCACCGTTTGTTCGGGTGCTTGCGGCAAGCGCCCCGCCCAAACGGATAAAGTCTTTTTGCTTCTTTTTCTTCAGAAAAAGAAGATTCCTCCTGGCCTTGAATGATATTTACGTTCTTGCCGGGCTAAATAATGTTTCGGGAGCATGGTGATGCGCGGGGATGCCCAGGACATGCTGGCGCGGTTGCAGTCGGTGCTGCCGGCGCG